GGCGAGGTGTTGATGCGCGCGGGCTGGTATCGGATCGCGGAGAGGGCGAAATAATTCCAGAAAGGTGTTGACGCATTAGGCCGCATGGCCTATATCTAAGTCATGGGCCACGGAGGCCCGCCAGACAGGAGAAAGACAGATGACTATTTCCAGCCGCGAAGCCACTAGTGCATACATCCACGCGTTGAACAACATGGCTAACACCAAGCCGGGCGTACTCGCCCGCGCCGCCGACAGGATGGCTGGGGACGCCTTTGACAACGCAAAATATGTCGGGATTAATCCCATCAGCACGGACGGCATGATGGACATTGAGACGGCCATCTTCATTGGACTGTGCAGGTCCAACGGCGTTGACTGGCGGTTGCTGATTGAATGACCCCCGAAACCTTCAAGCAGGCCCGGCACAAGCTGGGCCTTACCCTTTCCCAAGCTGCGCATGTTCTTGGCTATGACGGCACCCACGCCGCGCAACAGGTCCGCCGCATGGAAAATGGCGAGCGCGCTATTCGCGGTGCGCAGGCCCGCTTGATGTGGGCATATCTTGAGGGCTACCGCCCCGAGGATTGGCCGGTGTCGAAATGAGATGGAACCTTTCGCTGAGAGGGCGCGTGATGCCGATTGATGCAGTCGAGGCATGGGCCAACGCCATTCTGGGACTAGGGGTATCAGCGGCGCTTGTGGCGGCGCTACGGGCCATCGGGCTGTGGGATGCCCCGGCGCTGGTCGTGAGCATCCTGTTCTTCGTCGCCAGCCTGACGCGGGCCTACGCCCTGCGCCGCCTGTTCCGCTGGTGGGAGGGCAGGGCGTGAGATGTGACCTCTGCCAAGGCACAGGCCGCGCCTGGACGGTTACACAACCGCGCCGGTTCGGACCTTGCGCGCGGTGCGGCGGATCGGGTGTTGACCACTGCTGCGGTGGGGAAACGGCAAGTGATTACGACGCAAACGAAGCGCAACTTGCCCCACGCCCCACCGTATGCGACAATCAACAGGACAAGTTACGGGGCCGACAGGATAGACCGCACCGCCCCCACAAGGGCACGCGGATACCCCGGTTCAATTCCGGGCGGCTCCACCACCAACGCAAGCGCCGGGCGCATCAAGGATTTGAACCCGGAGCATAGCCTGAAAGCCGGGGCGGCGCTTGCGTGCAGGAGATAGGACATGGATTGGCCCTCAGACAAGGTTGAGCGCCGCAAGGTTTCGGACCTTGTGCCCTACGCGCGCAACAGTCGCACGCACAGCCCCGAGCAGGTCGCGCAGATCGCCGCCAGCATCCGCGAATGGGGATGGACCATGCCGATCCTCATTGACGAAACAGGCGGCATCATCGCAGGTCACGGGCGCGTCATGGCCGCGCAGAAGCTAGGTATAGAAGACGTGCCCTGCATGACCGCAATCGGGTGGAGCGAGGCCAAGCGCCGCGCCTACGTCATTGCCGACAATAAGTTGGCGTTGAACGCGGGCTGGGACGACGAAATGCTCCGCGTCGAGTTCGGCGAACTCCGCGACATGGGCTTTGACCTTGAGTTGACTGGCTTTAGCATTGACGAATTGCAAGGCTTTGAAATGGCCGACGAGGATTTGCCGGGCCAGGGCGCAAACGAGGGCAGCACGGCCAGCCTTGCGGACAAGTTCGGAATTGCGCCGTTTAGCGTGCTAAATGCCCGTGAAGGCTGGTGGCAATCGCGCAAGCGGGCTTGGCTGGCGCTGGGGATTAAGAGCGAGTTGGGGCGCGGCGAAAATGGCTATCACGCAGCGCCCGGAGGGTCTCCGATGGTTGCGGGTTAGGATAAGGACGGAAACCGCTTGACTGGCCTTAAGAACATTGGAGGCCGCAATGGCTAAGCGCAAGGCGGCAACATTCGGCCAAGACCTGATGCGCGGCGAGCATGTCGTCGGGGGGGGGGGCAAGGTGAGTAAGGCAGCTGTTAGACCCGGCGGCGGCGGAAATGCTGCGGGGCGTGAGTGGAGTGAGGGATATCAGGGCGGTGACGCTTGGGCCGGTTCTGAAACATCCGGCACAAGCATCTTCGACCCCGTTCTCTCTGAGTTGGCATATAGCTGGTTTTGCCCGCAAGGCGGCACGATTCTGGACCCTTTTGCGGGGGGCTCGGTGCGTGGCGTCGTCGCGTCCCGGCTTGGGCGGCAATATGTTGGCGTTGAGTTGCGCCCCGAGCAGGTCGAGGCGAATCGCATCCAAGGCGATGACCTTTGCAGCGATCCCATGCCGGTTTGGCACATTGGCGACAGCCGAAATATTGACAGGATCGCGGGCGACGTTGAGGCGGACTTCGTTTTTTCATGCCCGCCTTATGCCGACCTTGAGGTTTACAGCGATGACCCGAACGATCTATCAACGCTGAAATATGAGGAATTTCGACCGGCCTATTTTGACATCATCGCCAAGGCTTGCAGCCGTCTGAAGCAAGACCGCTTTGCCTGCTTCGTCGTGGGCGATGTGCGCGACAAGAAGGGCAATTATTACAACTTCGTCGGGGATACAGTCGAGGCGTTTAGGGCGGCGGGGCTGCACTACTACAACGAGGCGATCCTGGTCACGTCTGTGGGCAGTTTGCCGATTCGCGTCGGGCGGCAGTTTGCCAGCGGGCGCAAGCTGGGCAAGACGCACCAGAACGTGCTGGTTTTTGTCAAGGGCGACGGCAAGCGGGCCACAGAAGCCTGCGGCTCGGTTGAGGTGCATATTCCTGACGCTGAAAATGCTGATCTTGGCGAGGAACTGTGACGCCGCCAGTCGTAACATATCACGGCGGAATTGCTGTTGCGCGCGACGATCTGTTTCCGGGTGGCACGAAGGCGCGTTTCTTGCCGGTGCTGTATCAGGACGCGGACGAGGTGGTCTATGCCAGCCCGGCAGAGGGAGGTGCGCAGACGGCCCTTGCGCACACGGCTGCAACGCTTGGTAAACGCGCAACAATCTTTGTCGCCAAGCGCAAGCAGCCGCACGACAGGGCGCTAGAGGCAAAGCGCGTAGGCGCTAAGGTCATGCAAGTGCCGCACGGCTATCTGAACGTGGTGCAGGCGCGGGCGCGCGAATACTGCCAGCGCACAGGGGCAAAGCTGGCACCCTTCGGCGTCAACTTGCCTGAGGCTATCGAAACAATAGCGGCGGCTGCGCGAGCGACAAGGCTTGAGCCTGACGAGGTATGGTGCGCCAGCGGTTCCGGCGTATTGGCTCGAAGCCTAGCGCGGGCATGGCCCAACGCTCGGCGGCATGTGGTGCAGGTGGGGCGAGATTTAACGCCGCAGGAAGTGCATGGCGCCACGATCCACAAGGCGGGGATGCCTTTTTCGAAAGCGATCAAGGGCCAGCCGCCTTTCCCTTCATGCCCGCACTATGACGCAAAGGCTTGGCGCATATGCAAAGCCCGGCATGGGGCCGGGCTGGTGCTTTTCTGGAATGTAACGGGGCCAGCGTGCCCTTAGAGGTTGCAGATGTGGGCGCTGTTTCCAGCGGCGGTGATGGCGTAAATCATTGTTCGTCCATCAGCGTAGCGCGCAGCCTCGGCTTCAGCTTCGGCGCGGCTTGTATGATCCGTGCGGACGCGATTGCGACCAAATCCACGCACTGCGGTAAAGCTGACAGCGTTTTCAAGGCAAAAAATTTCGTGCGGGTTTTGTTTCATGATATCCTCCTGTGTGCTACTTACTCTGCCGAAGACAAAACAAAACGCAACCATTTAAATTGAGAAAATGACCCGAGGACGCCCGCCCAAGACCCTTACCGATGAGCAGCGCGCTCAAGTCGAGGCGCTGGCCGCATACCTGACGCAGGAGCAGATCGCGGATTATTTCGGCATAGGCAAAACAACGTGGTTTGCCATACTGGAACGTGAGCCAGACATTGCCGAACGCTATAAAAGAGGGAAGGCAAGGGCTATCGGTGCAGTGGCGCAAAGCCTAATCCAGCAGGCCCGCGATGGCGATAAGGTGGCTGCTATGTTCTACCTCAAGACACAAGCAGGATGGCGCGAGACAGCGCAAGTG